CTTTGCTGCTTCTCTCCATGTATGTCCTGCATCACTAAACAGACTAGTCACCATTTTCATAGCTTCTCTGTCTGCATATTCTTCAAATTCTGGACTATTGGCAATTTTTCTTAATTCTTTTATAAGTTCCTCTGTTGTTTTTAAACCCTTTATTTTTGTTTGCAGTTTTTTTACTAATTGTTTAAGCCTTCTCTTATACATTATCTCTATACGTCTTTTAGGTTTCCACAAGTCTTTAGCTGTATTTTTTCTTGGTATCATACCATCACCAACTATTAATTTGTTTTATTTTTTAATATTCATTTTCTCCTATATCTACACTCACATAATCTAATGTTGAATCATCCTCTAAAATATTATTTTCAATTGGTATATCTCCTGTTGAGTCTGTCTCATCATCAGCCTTTTCTATATCTTCATCTGTAATATTTGTGAACATCCCTGTAGTATCAGACATTTGCCTTAATTCTTTTAATGCAGCTTTATGAGTTATTATTCCAGCATTAAAAACATTAATTATAGCATTTGTCTTTCTATCAACTATATTAGCAAGCTCATCTTCTGATTGTTCTGCTATAGGATCAAATTCATAGTCAAGATCTTCTGGAATAAACCCGAATTCACTCATAAACATAACGGGTAATAGCTTGTCTAAAGCAGGTTCTAACTGTGACCCTTGCTTTTGACCTATCATATCATAGTAATTTTGCATGTCACTTTCTCCTGTAGCACTAAGCCCCGCAGGAGAACGACCAAATAGTTTAGTTACTGGAATCTCTGCTGCTCCAGAAACGTCTAACATAAAACTTTGATATATATCATTTAACCCGCTAAACGAATATTGATGCGTTTCAAAATCATCATCCTTATTCATAACATATAATCCCATATTATTCATAAGCTGATTTTGCTTAGATAATACATTATATAACTCTGCTTGAGATCTTTCATCCCCTATTGCAAGTAATTCTCCTAAATCTTCCATTTTTAAGACTCTTAGATTTGCTAGAAATATCAACTGAGCTATGTTCCAGCTTGTATTATCTCTTTTTTTAAGTTCACTATCTCCACTTCACTAGCACCCCAATTAGTTTCTGAGTATCTTTCTAGTAAAGGTAATTCTCTTCCTGTAAATCTCAATATCCTGGTATGATGTACTTTGGTCATTTCCCCAGTTTCAGAAAACCACTCATAATATTTAGGTAATCCAAAATCAGGACTTGATACATCCTCAATAATTTCACTGGAAGGAAATAACCCTGTCCATCTGTCGGTTACTATTAATCCTTTAAAGCTTCCAGGCATAATCTCATCATATTTTAAAGGCCTATCTAATATGTTTTCATGCCCTTCTATTATAAATACGGCACCCGCGCCGCCGTAGAGCCTTCCCCATTTTAAAGCTTTTAATATATCTCTTTTTATTCTAGTGGTACGCTGTAACTTATCAAATCTTTTTAAATCGGCGGGCTCCATTTGTGTCTTGATTGATATCCAATTTTTACACATATCTTCTGGAATGCAGTCAATTATTTTTCTAATTATCCAATGTGATCTATAAAGACTATTCATAAGATTATAGTCTTGGGTTAATCTAGTAATTGGATATTCTGTACTTTCTAATATATTTGGAGTATCAAAACCAAGTCTTGCAAGAGCATTAGTAAAGGCATCCATAACAATCTCTCTATTTTTTTTAGATGAAGGTTTAGATCTCACTTTTGCATCCCTATTATATTTTCTCTTTTTACCCACTTTACTAAACCTCCTTTCTTTGCAAAATAAAAAAAACATCTATTTTAGATGCTATTTTTTCTTTTATAAATAACTTCGTGACTAAATAATCATTTCGCGAAGTTATAAACTATAATACTTCATAAATGTTGATATTAAACCATTCTACAACTTCGCATTTTTATTTATCAATAATCCTATTCTCATTTACGTAAATATACATCAATATTTATGCATATTTATACGTAAAATCATGTATATTACTGTATATATTCACTTTTGTATGGTTGTTCTACTATATGCTAACCTTTTTAATTCATCATATATATTATCTAATAAGCTTATTGGAATTTCATTTTTAACTAAAACATCCAATAATTCCTTGCAAGTCTTTTCTACATCTATAACTTTAACCATATTAATAAGTTCACCTCAAAAATTTATTATCTAGCTAATCTTCTAGGCTTAATTATAGTTTTTACATAATACCTTAATCCATCTGCTCCGTGATCTGCGTGCTTAACAGGTTTTTCTTCTCCACGTTCACAAGCCTTTGTATCCCATACATAACTTAGTATATCCCCTAAAGTTCTCTTACATTTATCTTTAACAATTTTTATTTTGCCTTGTTGAATTAATGTAGCTGTCATTCTTATACCATCTAATACCTCATTATCAGCTGCCTTTATTTTATAACCTCGTCCCCTCATTTCTGCTTTAAATGATGCAGCGCTTGGATCTAATATTATTGCAACTGGTATTGGACCTTCTTTAATAAATTCTACTAAATCATCAGCGTACTGTTTATCTGTTTTCTGTGACATTTTTTCTTTACTGTCATAGTAATATTCTCTAGTCACCCAAATATCAGTACCATCATCATATATGTCTAGAAATACAGTGGCATTAGTTGTACCATAGTCTATTGCTATATATCTTCTTGCTATTTGTTTTAACCCTACTGGTAAATCCTTTTCAGATATTTCATTTTTAATACTATCCCACATATCATAAATAGCGCCCTCAGCCATAGCCCAGAGTCCTTGTATATATCTTTTGAAGAACACACCTACATACATACTTCTATAACGATTTTTAATTTTTTCTGTCAAGGATAAATTATCATTCATTGTAAAGTGTAAATATAAAAGATTCTTTTCTTTAGCCTTTAATATCCAATTAGTATAAAACCAATGTATAGGTCCATCAGGATTACAGTTAAACCAAAATTTACTTCCTTCAACGGAACAACGTCCTGTGCCCTGGTTCACAAAGCTTTCAGGCATTAATGCTACTTCGTCAAAAAATATTCCAGCTAATGTTATACCTTGTATCAAATCTTGGGAGCCTTCATCCTTACCACCAAATATATAATAATAATTAGTTTTTCTATTTTTAGTTATTTCAATATAATTGTCAGTTTTATGATCCTTATATTTATAACCTCGGCTTATAAGCATTATTTTAAGCCAAAACCAAACATTGCGTCTAAAACTACCTACAGTTTTACCACACATACCAAAATTCTGACCATGAAAATTTTCCATAGACCACATTATAAAAGATAGTGACATCGAAACTGTCTTGCCACTTCTTATTGCTCCATCTGCTATAATTCCATCTGCATCTTTTACTGGACTGGATTCTGTCCACCAATTCAATACTTTCCTTTGCTTTTTAGAGAATGGTTTGAATTTAAATACTGCTTTAGTTATTTTCTTCATCTTCCCAATCCTCTTGAGCTGTATCTTTTAATGCTTCAATAAATCCATCATCTTCTTTACTTTCATTATCATCACAATTTAATTTAGATAATTCTGCTTTCAATTTATCAATTCTTAGTTTTTGTTCCTGAGTTGCTAAATCCCAATTTTTATGTAGCAATTCCTCATATGTCCTTATAAGATTTAATAATGTTTGCATAGCTTTAGATTGTGATTTCAAAAATGATGATTGCTTATCCCATGCAAATTGTAATATATAATCAAATTCTTCTTCTGATTTATTTGTAGTAGTTTTTTCAGTTTCTTTGTTATTTGATTTTACTTTAGACTTCTTAATCTCTTTAGTTAAATCCTTATGATTTTTTACATGCATTATTTTTTGACTTCTTATTACTGCAGTAAATTGCATTTTTATATTAGCCCATAATATATCCAATGAATTTAATCCAGTGTCTTCAATATCCTCCATTATATTTTGGGTAACTTTAGGAAGATATTTAGCTAAAAACTTTTTAGAGTTAAATCTTTCTGGTGGAATGTATCCTCCATGTTTTAATGCATTTAAATTACCTTCAGGAGGTCCACCATTATTTCCTACTGCATTTTTATTTTTCTTAGGTGCTCCTCTTTTTTTACTCTTAAACCCTAACTTTATATCCCATTGCTCTACGCTTTTCCATGTTCTTATATTTGTTACATTCTCATTTAACATTTCAGCTATCTTTTTAGGAGTTATATTGCCATTAGAGTTCTTATAAATTTCAAATGCTTTATCTTTATTAGGATTCTTATTTCTTGGCATAGCATTACCCCCATAAAAAATAAAAGATAGTTTTACAACTACC